AGGGAGTAGACGCAAAGAACAGCATCACTATTGTTGCAGGTGCAGGGAATATTACCACTACGAATGTGCAACAGGGGTTGGCAAAGGTTTGGGCGCATTATAATGGTACTGGGACTCCTGCTATTGTTGACAGTTTAAATGCGTCTGGTATTACAGATAATGGCACTGGCGATTATGACGTAAATTTTACTAATAACTTTCGTGCTGCAACTGTTTATGCTGTGGCAGGTAATGGCAACAACACTGAAGCACTTTTCCATGCTCCTCAACAAGGTAGCACAATGCTTTCATCAGATGTTCGTATGCAGACTAGAAATGCATCTGCTTCCCTAGCCGACCTCAGTACTGCAGTTGTTTCAATGCATGGAGACTTAGCATGACACCAGAATTTCAAGGAACACATTTATGGGATAGACTAGGGTGGGCAAAAGAAAACCTAGAGCCATACAGAAGTGAGTATTGCATTGTATGGGAAGACCCTGACAACCTAGATGAACCTGCAAAGATTACACACCCTGACCCTAATTGGATGGCGTGTGCATTGAATGGTGGCATACTACCACCTGTGTGGGTCTATTGGGAACTCAAGAAGGATGAAGCACAACCAGACTTTGTAAAGCATACACGAGGGTATTTACTCCATAATACAAAGCCAGTAGAATCAATGACAGAGGAACAGGCAATAGAATACTTGATTATGAAAGACATACCTGAGAGAGTGTGGAAAGATTATGAGCAAGCAAATAGAAAGCGTTTGCTTATAGTAAAGAAGGAGCAGTTACCGTCACATCGAACATGGCGTAACGCTTGGAAAATAGATCAACAAGTGGCATAGGAGATACGATGACCAAAACATTTATAACAGATAAGGATGGGGCAACCATAGATGCGTCTACTGCAACTGTGCCATCTGACAGACATTTTAGAAACGCATGGAAGCTCAATGGTTCTGTGATATCCGAAGATATGACGGAGGCTAAGAAGATATTCAAAGACAAGATCAGAGAAGTCAGAAAGCCTTTGTTGGAAGCAGAAGATGTGGTCTACATGAAAGCACTAGAAGCTGATGACGCATCGGCTAAAACAGCATCGGTAAAAAAGAAGAAAGCATTGAGAGATGCACCTGCTGCAAAGGCTATAGATGATGCAGACACAATAGCTAAACTAAAAGCTGCTTGGGATACAAGCACATTGGGTGACAGCCCTTACGCATGAGGTAAATTATGGCATTAACTAAAATTAGAGGAGCAGGAGCAGAGGGTCTTACATTATCTAGTACGGCTCTTACAGTGGCTAATGGTCTGACGCTTAGTGATGGTGATATAACATTTGCAGATACACATGGGTTAAACTTTGCAGCTACAGGCGATGGAAGTGGTACAGATACCAGTGAATTATTAGATGACTATGAAGAGGGTACTTGGACACCTGCTATTATTGGTGCTACAACGGCAGGAAGTTCGCCAACTGGTGTTGGTTCTTACACTAAAGTTGGAAAATTAGTTACAGCTACTGCGACTTTTGGGAATGTTACTGTTTCTGGAGCCGCAGGGAATACATACATATCGGGATTACCTTATAGTGCAAGTAATGGAAGTAGTGGTGCTGCTCATGGAGCAGTAGGCACTTCTAATTATGGAACAGACATTCTTATTGGGTCAGTTTTAAACGGTGAAACCGTTATAAGAATTAGGGGAGCTAATACTACTGTTTATAAAACAATATCAAATGCAGCAAGTATTTATTTTTTATGCACAGTATCATATGAAACATCAACATAACACCCCAGTTGGAAACTGGGTAGTCAGTCCATTAACCAAAAGGAGAAAAAAATGGCAATAACAAAAGAAATCATACAAGACAAAATAGAAGTCGTAGGTGACTTCAAGCACATACAAGTGCGAACAGCAACGGTGATAAAAGAAGATGGTGTGGAAATATCACGTTCTTTTCATCGTCACGTTGTATCACCAGATAGCGATAGCACAAATGAAAGTGCTGATGTCAAAGCGATGGTGGCACAGTTTCATACAGATGCAGTTAAGAAAGCATACGCTGACCATTTAGCAAAGGAAGTATAATGCCCTATATAGGAAAAGCACCCAACCAAGGCGTTAGAACACGCTTCGTATATCAAGCCACAGCAGGGCAGACTTCTTTTAGTGGTTCAGATGCTAATTCCAATACGCTCACATATTCAGATGGTGAGTATGTTGATGTATATCAAAACGGTATACTACTTAAACCTGCAACAGACTACACCTCCACAACAGGAACGACAGTAGTTTTAGTCACTGGGGCATCCGTCAGCGATGTTGTCGAGATAGTGGTATATGATGCGTTTAGCATAGCCAACAGCTACACCAAGTCTGAGTCTGACACACGCTATCCCTTCTTAGGTAATGACAGTATCATACGAACCAATGGTCAGACAATCAGTGCTGACATAACAATCAGTAGCACAACCAATGCCCTTTCAGCAGGACCTATTACAGTCGGTGCATCAGCAACGCTAACAGTTAATGGATTTTATACAATATTATGACCAGTGAACTTAGAGTAGATAATTTAAAAGGTAGCACCACAGGTGGCAGTATAAATGTCTTGAGTGAAGGCACATCTGTTACTACCAACTTACAGCAGGGGTTGTGTAAAGCTTTCATAAATTTTGATGGTAGTGGAACTGTTAGTATTCGTGATTCATTTGGAGTAAGTTCATTAGCTGATGATGGCACAGGAGCTTATACCGTAACACTATCCATTACAATGTCTACAGCAACGGATTGGTCAGGTGCAATGAGTGGAAATGGAGCAGGGTATTCACACGCTTTTGGTGGAACAAGTGGTGCTTTTACAGCAACTACTTTTCCTGTGGCTGTAAGAACAGGGGGTAATGTAAATGCTGATACTAATCTTCTGGTTGGGCAAGTATTTGGAGCTTTAGCATAATGGCAAGTGAAATAAAAGTAGATACAATCGTCAATGCAGGGGGAGATAATGACTCAGGTATTGACCTTGCGACTAATGATGTTGTTAAGGTAAATATTGCAGGTACTGAGAAAGCTAGGGTGCATAGTGACGGAAAATTACAAACAGACCATCTTGTTAATTTATCAGGAGACAGTGACTCTGGATTAGATTTATCTTCTAATGACGTAGTTGCAATAAAAACAGCCAACTCAGAACGCATGAGAGTTGATAGCAGTGGTAATGTACTTGTGGGAGGTACTAATAATGACGATGGTAATGATGGTATAAAACTTAGAGCAAGTGGAGAATTAGTAGTTGAGCAAGATGATTCTTTACCAGTAAAAATAAATAGAAAAACAAGTGATGGAGAGTTAATACGCTTACAAAAAGACGGCTCTACTTGTGGGAGTCTTGCGAACATTGGTCAAGCTCCTGTGTTTAGAAATGTAAACGAAGATGGCATTTCAGTTCTTACAGATGGTGGCCGAGCAATACTAGTTAGTACAAATAATAGTGGAATTCAAGATGATGATGGTCAAATTGGTACATCAACTTATCGTTGGAATAAAGCTTATATTAAAAATGGTGTAACCACTGGGTCAGACCAAAATGAAAAACAAAATATAGAAAACCTAACATCTAAAGAACTGAACGTAGCGAACAAGCTATCTGCACTATTTAAAACATATAAATGGAAAGATTCAGTTGCAGAAAAAGGTGACAAGGCAAGAACTCACTCAGGGATTATAGCACAAGATATACAATCAGCATTTAGTGCAGAGGGATTAGATGCGTCTGACTATGGAATGTTTATGTCGGATACATGGTGGGAAAAAGAGATAACTGTAGACGGCAATACAACGATAGATAAAAAAAATGAGAAAACAGATGGCTATACAGAACGAACAAGACTAGGTGTGCGATATACTGAGTTGTTCTCTTTTATCTTCTCATCTATAGAAGCACGATTGACAGCATTGGAGTCTAAGTAATGGCATCGACACTGAAAATAAATACATTAACAGGTGTCACCACAGCAGGGTCAATCGCTGTTACAGGCGAAGGGAATAGCACCACGACTAATC